TTGATTCAAGTCTAAGACCATTGCTTGCGGTTACTTCTGAATTACCAACATAAATTGCAGTAGTTGCTTCGTTATTGTGTATGTGCAACTTAAATGGATTAGCACTAGAAGTGTCTATTTGTTGTCGTGTCGTTCCAGCCTGTAATTGTCCAGATGTAATCGCCATTTAAATCCTTAGAGCATTAGAAGCAGTTCTGCTTCATCTTCTAGTATTGACCATTCTATCTGCGAAACAACATCAATCTTCAATGTTCCTTGCAGGCTGCTAGTCGTGGCGAGAATAGTTGCGGGCATTCGCACTGGTCGTGCAGGCAATGTTTGCGTGATCACAAATGGGGCAGGTTGTGGAAGTGGTTTAGGTTTTGGTTGCCGCTTTGGTGGTGCTGGATAAGGTCGATTCGATCCGTAACCTTGTGGCTCTGGTTCTGGTGGTGTTGGCGTTATAACAGTTGCAGTGGCACTTGCATCGAGTGTTCCAAGTGAACCCATAAATACGGGTTTCACAATTGGCAATGTATTTGCAGTTGAAGTCATTGATCCAAGAGCAGACTCAGCCGCTGCGACATGTATAACGACAGCACTTGCAACACTTGTCAATCCACCAAGTTCAGAAGCAAAGACTGAAAGTATCTGTGGAATGGTGTTTGCTGTGGCAGACAGCGATCCTAAGTCACTTGCAGCACTTGCTTGATGACTAACTTGTGAACTACTGGATGCCTGTAGAACTCCTAAAGAAGCAGCAGCAGAAGCCTGATGTGTGACTGTTGAACTTGCAGAACTGACGATTGCACCCAAAGTTGCAGATGCAGAAACAACAACGACTGGTGTCGAAGTTACAGATGCAGTCAGAGAACCAAGCGTTGCTGATCCGTAAGCAAGAGTTGTAAGCGTGCCGTCATAATTTGAAACAGTTGCGTTGTAAGTTAGGTCGCCAGCATCATAGGCAGACTTTCCACCAACAACAGTTTGATCAAGTTTGCGTGCATCAAGCACCATTTGAGCAAGTCGAACAACACGATCAGTGTTGAGAACAAAGTCGTTGAGTTCAGACGAACTCATCGCTTAACTCGCTAGGGTCAAAGATGTTGTGAAAGAACCAGCAGTGATTGTATAAGTGTCGCCTGCTGTGTAAGGGTTGCCAGTAATTGTTCCAGAGAACAAGAAGTTTCCAGCAGTTAATGAATCCCATGCAGTGAAGAATGTTGCATCTTGACTGCCACTAATGTTTGTCCAAGTAACATCAGCATCAGAAGCGATAGAACCACCAGATGCGCCAGCGAATGACACAGCCTTACGAGTTGTTTCTGTTGCAGGATTAGCAGTGCCATTAGCAGCAGGATCACCAATGTGTAATTGCACATACGGAGCAGTTACTGCAAAAGCGGTGTTGTTTCCTAAAGCGTTCAGCAAACTATTTGCTAGATACGCACTCATTCCTGTTGCCATTAGTTTTCAACTCTTTCAATGATGTTTACGATGTGACCATTATCGTCACGCTCGACTGTTCGAATTGTTGTTCTTTGTTGTGGTGCTTCAACTGTGATGTTAGGTGGAGCAACATTGATCACGGCTGGTGGCACGTTCACAATTGTTTCTGGCATCTGTACGTTCACATCATGTGTGCGTTGTACGTCATAGACAGATTCAGGTGCTTCAGGATCAATCTGAGCAACGCTTTGCAACTGAACACTTGGAACACCAGAGTGCGTGATCTTTGGCAAGTCTAGAGCAGCCAAAACGCCAGAAGGATCGAACCCAGCAAGAATAAGTTTTGAAGCCATCGTGACACGCTTGTCGGTTTCAACGAGTGAAGCAGCACCCAAATCCACGTTAGCCAAAGGAACACGATAAACGTCGCCACCTTCAACAGGTCGCAAATCTTCGAATCGACGGATGTCATTAACTGAAAGAAAGCCTGCTTGTGATCCAATTGAGTAACCTTGCATTCTTGTAGAGAAGTCGCCACGCAACAATCCATCAACATTGAAACGAATGAATGCGCCTTGTGGAAGAAGTGTTGAATACGCATCTTCCATCTTTGCGATGTAAGGTCGCAAAGTGTGGGTCACGAAGTTAATGTTTTGTTGTTCAACAGAATTGTAGGACATTGCGCCTGCTGTTGTAACACCAATCATGTGTGGTGGAACTCTGAAGATACGAGCGATCTGTTCAACAGCAAACTTTTGCGAGTCAAGCATTTGCGCTTCATCAGGATTCACACCAGTGCGAACAAACTTTGCGCCACCAGTAAGGATTCCAGTCTTGTGTGCTTTTCTGTAGCCGCGATGCTTGCCATCAAAGCCTTCAACTAATTGCTTTGCTTGTTCTGAGTTCAAGCCCATTGGCGTTTCGATGATGCCAGAAGTTGTTGCTCCTTGACCAAAGAAACGTGCAGCAAAAGATTGCAGTGCTGATGATAGACCAAGGTTGTCTTTTAATTCTGTGACGCGGCTCATGCCACGAAGTTCGCCAGCCTTACGCATTTCAGTGATCTGCAGCATGTCTTGTGCGTAAACAGGGAAGTCTTGATTTTGATCGATGATGTAAACAATTTCACGGGTCACTGGTGTACGAGTGACTTCCACGCGACTTGGATCAATTACAACAAGGTTTGCAACTTGTCCAGAGTTATCTCTGTAGATGCGAATAAAAGCGTTTCCATCTAGAAGAAGCGAAATAAGAACTTGCTGGTAATGCTCAGTCCGTAACAAGTCCACATCTGGTCGTTGAATCCATGAAGGCTGTGGGCGATAAGGAACACGATCCCCGTCACGACGAATAAAAGAATCAACTGGCAAAGTTGAGATGGTATCTGAAATAAGTAGAACGCAGGCGTAGAAGGCATTGATCTGCATTGATGTCTGTTGGTCGATGTTTGCGCCAGACTGCGTGGTGAACGCGAATGAATCGCCTGCTCCCCAAATCGATTGAAAACTTATGGCACGTTCTTCTTTGTTGCCACCTGTTAAATTTCCGAGCATTACTGACCCTTCTCAATTGCTAGTCCAATAAGCAAAGCACTAGCACCAGCAGCAACGATTCCTAATGGCAAACTAAACACACCTAGACCGATGGAGATTGAAGTTAGACCTAACAATTGCAGAATTGTGGCAAACATGGGACTCCTAAAAACTAAAGAACTGAGGAACAACGGGTTCTTCACGCGAAACTGTTGCCCTATCAAATCCAATGATACTAGCAACAGCCGCGTCAATCTTGCGTGGCGAGCCACGATGTTCTTTGACAATGCGTGGCCCTAGTCTGTCGGTCTTAATTACAGCATTCATCAAATGCCTTGCAAGCAATGGATTGCCATCATGAGTCAGTTTCCCAGACACAACTGCATCATAGAACTTTGCACAAGCAGGAACCATGCGACTCGCAGAAGTAGAAGGCCATTCAACAACGGGCAGCCCTAAATTATCCAGCACTTGCATTGTTCTTTGCCATCTAAATGGGTCACACGCAATCTCTCGAACATTGTGGTTCTGACAGAACTCGATGATTGTGTTTTCAACATCTAAAGAATCCACACGCCAGTCATCATCATCAGTCGGTTGTTTTTCCCACGCCTTCACCATGAAAACATGTGGCTGATCTTCTTGTGTTACTCCAATGACGACAGATGCGTCACCAGAGAACGATCCATCAAATCCAAGAATCACAGGAACTTGATCATCAATTACACGTTCTGCTTCTAGTGGTTCCCATGCTCCATTTGGCAACCAAGCAGTCTGAGATGAAACCCACTGGTTGCATCGCTTGGTTCTGAATTCTGCTTCTGGCGTTCGCTTAACCATTGCAGCAAAATCTTTTGGATCATTCAAATCACCAAAAGCGGGATTGGCTAACTTCCAAGTTTCTTCGAGTGTGTGATCTGCTTCGTTAGGTGCTTCCCACCAAGCCATGAAGAATGTCGGGTCATCAATTTCACCAGAAGCAACTTTTTTGCCGTACTGATAAAGCGCGTATGCAGTTGAGTCTTGACCCGTTGAATCTGATCTGACTCCTGCTGTAGTGATCGCCACAGCCATCGGTTCGCGTCGGGCGCCCATTCCGAGCAGCATGGTGTCCCACAGTTCACGGTTAGGTGCAGCGTGGAGTTCATCGAAGATCACCATCGTTGGTGACAGACCTTCTTTTGTAAATGCTTCACTTGAAAGAACTCGATAAACAGAACCAGTTGCAGGAACTTCAATTGCATCTCGATAGACCTTGCAAAGTTCTGCCAGTTCAGGTTCTGCTTCAATCATTTTCTTTGCGTCACCAAAAACAATGCGAGCCTGTTCTTTGTCAGCGGCACAAGAATAAACTTCACCACCACTTGCACCCATGATTAAAGACCACAGACCAATTCCAGAACCAATCGCCGATTTGCCATTTTTCCTGCTCATGCCTACAAGAGCAGTTCTATGTTTGAATCTTCCATCTGTTCCAACTGCAAAAAGATTTCTCATCAACTCGACTTGCCAATCACGCAATCTCATTGGATCACCTGAGTAACCAGCCACAGTTTCTTTTGTCTGAATTGCAAACGTGTTGATGAAGTCAGTAACTTCCCAGCCACGCGAATGTTCTAGCGACTCAAAATCAACAGGAGTCAGCAAGGCTGGCGGCCATGATTCAATTTCTGTTTTGACGCTCACGAAGTTCTTCCAGTTTGCTTATAGCCTTTACTTCAGCAACTCCCATTCGAGTTCTGTCTACAGGAGTAAAACCAAGCAAAGACAGGTTTCTGATTATTGATGAATCTAAATCTCTTAGAGCCTTGCGTTCACGCCACGATTCAGGATTGTTCCAGACCAAAGCACGCAAGCGAACTCTTTCATCGACAAGTTCACAAGTCATCAATAGAAGTTCAACATCTGTTCTTGGACTGATCCAAGTTTGTCCCATGCCCCATGTTCGATCCCATAGTGAACGACCTGCTTCAAACAGTTGTCGCTCTGGTTCTGGAATTGCGTCAATGGCGGGAAGCATCACAACTTTGTTTTGGTCAGGCAACGGCCTTCTTGAAGGATTTCCAAGCAATCTTTTTTGCTCAGTTGGTTTTGGTGGGTTGGGCATGATTCCTACTCTGGCACAAACTCAGCACCACAGTCAGGACAAGTGACTGGTCTGCGTTTTGGAATTGGTAGTTCTTCCGTCGGTGGTTGTAGTTTTTCAAATCCAACATTATCTAATTCCCAGCCTACTGAATCTAGTTCAATAAGTTGCGCGGCTAACTTTTCAGAATCCCATTCAGCGAGTTCTGCAGTGCGATTGTCAGCAAGAGCGAATGCACGCGCTTGTTCCCATGTCCAACCTGCAGGAGTGTAAGCAACTTCAATCTCATTCCAACCAAGAGAACGTGCTGCTTCCAAAGTTCCATTGCCAGCAATTACAACACCACTTGCAGTTGCAACGATTGGTTTGCGTTGCCCAAAAGTTTCTAATGAACCAGCAATGGCTTTGATGTTGCGTTCAGAATGCTTGCGTGCGTTGTCAGGATCGTGCTGCAACTTGCTAATTTCAACGGTTCGAATGTTCAGGCTCATGCGTTTAGTTTTCCACAGGTTTGCAAAGTTATCCACATCGGACACGTTTTCAAAAAACCGTTTTTAACTGCGACCTTGTGCAGGTGCAAGATCGGAAGA